TGGATCATTTGAGTAAGCGCATTTACAACTTTCGCTAGTTCACCCGCAAACCCCGCCTCGCCAACGGCGTTTTTGAACCGATCCATTTCATCAAATAAATTGGTGAATGCGCCGCTTAATGTTGCCATTTGAAGCGCCGCTGCGCCACCGAACTTTAAATTGCCGATTTCAGTCAAAGTCTCAATGATCGAGTCGGCATCTTTGTTGACGGTTTTGGTAAAATCACCGATCGAAAGAGTTAATTTATCGCCTTCAGATTTTGCCTTAATACCAAACTCTTTTAATCGCTCAAACTCATTCACCGAGGCATCGGCCACCGCCTCGGCAAATTGTATGAAGGTTTTTCCGCTACCCGCCGCAATATCTGAGAATGCAGTCAGTGATTCTTTTGTTGGGTTGATGCCTCTGGCAATCAATACGTTGAAAGATGTAACAATTTCATTCAAACCGAATGGCGTGTTTTTTGCAAAATCATCAAGGATTTTAAACGCACCCTCGGCATTTTGCATCGACCCGGTGAACGTAACCAAAGTCGCTTTTAATGTTTGAAACTCTGCTGAAACCTTAACAATGTCGGCAACAAAAGCAGCTCCAAAGATTGCCGTAAACCCGGCGGCAATCTTTGAAACGTTGATAAATGCGCTTTCGATATTTCCGAGCGAGGTCTTTAAAGTTCGAAACGCTCGGGCTGTTTCATCTTTTGCGGTTAATCGGGTTTCGAGCGTTGTTTGAGCCATTTTTGTTCATCGCCTGTTTTTGTCGATCGGACTGAATTTGAGAATAAATTGCCCATTCGATAAATTCATCAATAGACATTTTCGATTCCAACTCTTGAACCGTCATGCCCAACTTTTCAGCGAGATGGAATTTGAACTGGCGTTCCTCGCTCTTTTTTAGTTTTTTTCAAGTTCGCCCTCGTTTGTGGTCATTATCTGATTGGCCAACCGCGCCAAAACTGTGGCATCAACGTTCGTCCTCAATGCCGCTTTGTCGCTGATTTGGAAAATCTTATTCCCTTCTTCATCCAATGCCTTGAGAACCAAAAGCTCCGCCAATGCATCCGACTCAGATTGATTTTTGACCGAGAACTGCAATTTGCCCTGATCTTGTAAGGTGAAGGGTTTCACCCAAAAGACGAAAGCATTGCCATCATCGTCAGCCCACTCGGGAACTTGAATTTCCCGAATGGGTTGATTTGCGAAATGGTTTTTGGCGAGTTCAATCGCGCTCAAACCTTTGGATTTTGAATTAGCCGCCATTATTCATCATCCCTTATGAAACAGTTGATTCAGTCAACGCGCCGGTTCCTTGGAAAGAAATCGATGCTTCAACTAGACCATCATAAGACGCTGAGATTGTGCGTCCGGTAACTAGAACCGTTCCACTGAATTTGTGATCGCCGGTGGTGTTTCCTTCCATCTGAACGTTCAACGTTACTGATGAACCAACAGTCAATGCGCCTTGGCCTGATGAATCTGTATCATCAAACAACACATCGGCTGATCCGCTGAACTGTTTCAAAGATGTTTTATATGTGCGAGATGTATCGCCCATTGCTGTATCTTCGAGAGTGTCCATCGTTTCATCGATAGAATAAGAACGAATTTCGGCGACCTGGTCTGTACCAACCAGGACCACCCCATCTGATCCGCTAAATGTAGCCATGTTTAATCCTCACTTTTGAGAGTTTCGGGTTTCGCGGATTTCGCCGCCTTGGGTTTGGATGATCGGGGTGATTCCGTCCGATATCCTTTGGCCTCGAATGACGCCAAATCTTCTTGGTTTATCTCGATCGGCTCGCCGCCGCTTGGTGGATAAACATTAATCCGCTTTGCCATGTTTTCAGTCTCCTATCTAATAGACCGTTTCCGCATCGGTTTCTGTGGTAGAATACATTATTTCGTAAATAAATCGACCCACCACAATCGGTTTTTCGCCCTCGCCAGCAAACTCGGCCTCAAAAGTTCTCAGGCAAGTATCTTTTGCATTGCCGCCGCGGGTTCGATCGGTTGCCATTGCCGCCTCAACTTGCGCCGCGATATTGTCCAAGGTGTCATCTGGTGACGCCCCCTCGACATATGCCTCAACTGACACCTCGAGCGAGCGAATGAGGCCACGCGGCGGCTTAATCGTTTGTGCCTCAATCGTTTCGCTCGAGGTGTAGATACAAAGACCGGGCATTTTCCCACTTTGTATTGGATAAACCCTCGATGCGAAAACATTTGCGCCGGTGGTTGTGAGGCCGGTTAGAGTTGTTTCGATATTGTCTCGAATGGATTTGCGAACATGCGCCATCTAGTTTTTCTCCAATGCGAGAACCGTCATGCCGGTGCCATCGTGATCCACTACGCGAACCGTATAGGCGGTGGAATTGACGTTCAAGGCATCACCATCCGCCGCGCTCGAAACATCACTGGTGCGACATAAAAATCGGGGTTGCCGAATGGCCATCTGAACATTGCCACCCGCGTCAACCTCAACAATGTCATTGTCGAAAATGCCGTTCACAGTTGAGGCCGATCCGCCGGTTGGCGTATAGGTTGCCGCGACACCGAAATCATCAATGCTCAAAAAAACCGCTCGATCATCTGCCGATTCAACCGCCATTTAAAAACCTATTTCTTGCGAGTCGTTGTTTTCGGTGTGCTTGATTTTTCCAAACCAACCGAACGATCGCTTTTCTTTTCTTTTTCGGCGAAAGGCTTTGCCTTGCCGGTGGTCATCAAAAACGATGCCAAAGTTGCATCAACCTCGATCACCGAACCGGCGTCCTTTGCCTGGCCCTCGATGATGGTTCCGCGAATGAGTTCGAGTTTCATCAATTCAAATCCTTATAAGAGAGAGAGCGGGGTTTACCCCGCCCTCGGTTTTCTTATGTGGTGATGTCGAGGATCGCCGCGAATGACTCCGCGTGACGAACTGCCACATCAACATCCTGGAACATTGCAATCCGTGTCGCACCAGTTGATGAGCCGGTGTAAGGATCGACCAAAACATCAAGGCCACCGAACATCCCGATCATCAAATCGGCAAAGTTACCAAAGATCATTGCAGAACAAACGCCTGATGATGTGCCTTTGGTCAAATCGCCTGGAACCAATGTGGATGATGCCACACCATATCCGAGGATTGAGTTGCTATCGTTTAGGATAAAGTTACCCTCAACGCCTGACGCCTGACGCGGAATTGTACGCATCGCCGAAACAACTTTCGGGTTCGTCAAGAATGACAAGCTGCCACCTAATGCATTATCGATCGCAACCTCTTTTTCGAGATCGGCGATTTTCGCATAAGTGACCGCGCCACCGTTTGTTCCGATCGCAACTGAACCGATTCCTGATGTGCCGGTGATGCCGGTTGGCTCATTAGAACCACCGCCCTCGATTGCCACATCATCGATCTTGGCCGCGAATTGACGCAACATATCATCACGAATGATTTGCTCAACTGATGGGTCTGATTGCATCATCAACTTGCGTGACAAATCAACATATTGAGCAACCGTTTTCGGTGCCATTGTGATTTGGCGGAAAGTTGGTGCGCCTTCTGAACCAGGTGCCGCATTCTCAGCAACAAATCCAACCGCTGTTTTTGCATTCAACGCCGGAATTGCAACATCACCGCTCAAACCGCTCATCATGCGAGCGCCAAGATCGGCCGTTACAAGATTGGCGCGGAGTGCGTCAACAAATTCACCACCGAGATGATCGGTCGGCTTCAAGAATCCACCGGCTGTATCGGTGCCAACAGTGAGATCGCGCTTGAAAATGTCGCTTGGAACATAGAAGCCACGAGCCTCTTTGCCGGTGCGCTTGGCGATTTCATCAGAAACCTCACGCTCGAAACCAGTGATTTCACGACCTGTTGCCGCTGTCCGGAATGCTCTCATCAGAGAGTATGATTGACGCTCTTGAACATTCATTTCAAGATTGTCTGGCGTTGCGATTGGCTCATCGGCTGATGCAACTGCTAACATTCCGCGAAATTGTGCGACTGAAAGACCATTTTTGATCGCTTCGTTCGCCATGTCGCGCTTGTTTTTAGATGCGCCAAGTTCCAAGATTTCATTTACAGTTTTGGCATATGCTTCACGCGCGTTTGCCTCAACTGATTGTATGTCTACTTCTGACATTTCAGTTTCCTTTCTTTCCGCTTTCGCGGGTTCAAGTTGGGGTTGTTCGATTTCGGCATTGCGATTCGTGCCAACAGAGTCATCCGCCGGAATTGAAACAATACTTGCCTCGAGAGGTGTCCACGCGCGAACCCGATAAGTGTTCCCACCCTCGGCCTTTTCATCGCGTTCCATTTGTCCGATCCGATATCCAATGCTTACATTGTTGCGGATACCATCACGAACATCATCGTAAACCTCGGAACCAAGTTGGCCTTTGCTGAACCGAACTGTCGCGCGGAGTCGCCGCGCCGAGGAATCTAGGTTTACAGATTCGATGACCCCGATTTGACGCTCGGGATCGTGATCGAGCAACAATGGTGCGTTGCCCGAATTTAAAAATGAAAGATCGATCGCTCGATTGTTATGATCTAAGATTTCAACGCCGAAAGATCGCTCGACCGGTTTTTCACTTGAGATTGAAATTGAAACGCGCCGATCGTTTTCGCCATCAACCTCGGCATCCATGCCCATCGCTCGATGCAATGTTTCGACCGGTGCCTTGCGTTCCTCATCATCGGGTTTGTAACCGTTTTCGACATCAACCTCGACATCGGTTTCAACCATATCTGATTTGCCAAATTCGATGATGTAAGAATCATCGGTTTCGGTCACGTTTTTGATATGCCGTTGATCATCCATTTTTCTTTCCTCATCTTGACCCTTTGTTGATTCCGGATGTCCTTCCGGTAAAAGATCGGTGTCGTGTTCGCCGCCTTGAAACCTGCCATTTCGCAAACAGAATAGCAGAGAATTGACTCTTGCAAAAGCCCATTGCTCTGGTGATGTCACGCCAGGCCGAACAGAGCCGGGGTTTGTCTTATATGCGCCGATGCCTCTCAAATAGGATTCGGCCAACATTCCAAGGGTCGCCCGCTTGGTTGGATCGTCGCCATGTTCCTCATTATGCTCGGCAACTTTATTCTCGAGGCTTTTCCGCGCCGTGTCGGTTAAATCCTCGATCGCCCGATCTTTCTTGCCCTCAAGTTTTTTGGTCAACTCAAGAATCACATCTTTCATGCCCTGTTCACCAAGGTTGCCAATCACGCCCCATTTTATCTGAGCAACAACCCCGCCAACATTCGAGAGGTTTGGCTCGAGATCACCATCGGCGAATTGCTCACCATCGCCAAAATGACGCGCTGCCCATGCCTCTCGCTCTTTGATCCAACTCAAGACGCCCTCAGTTTCGGAACCTTCACGCGCTCTGCCCCATAGCGTGAAAGCCTCATTGCCGCGAATATTGCCACCGGCTCCCCATATATCGGAATTAAATTCCTTGATGTTCTCGGCGAAATCCCGATCTAACTGAGGATATTCCGAGTTTCTCAAAGATATTTTGAGATCATCGCCCTTTTTCGGGAAATCAGTTGCCATCTGTGGTTTCCTCATCCTCGATTGGTTCCGCGACAAATTTCATCGGCCCATAACCGGATTGACCGCCGCCGAATGGTTGGAATGCAATTTCAATTCCGCGCTCACTCGCCATTTGTTTCTCGAGAACAATTTGATCCATTACGTCTGTAATATCTCGACCATATTGGTTCGCCACATCTTGCATCGAGAGAATGCCGGAATTTAAGCCAATCACCGCCGCATTCATTTCACGTTGAGGATCAACCCAGGCAAAACCGCGCCCTCGATATTCCACATTATCGGCGAATTTATCAAACCGAGTCGGTGGAATTGGCACCGATCCGCTTTCCATTGCGGCCATCAACCAAGCCCGAAAGATCGGTTGGACGAAATGCTCGATCATAAAATCATGCAAAACTTTATAGAAATCACGATCCTCGAGAGCGCCCTGTCGGATTGAGGAATAAGAGGTTGCGGTCAAATCATTCGAGATCGAGGCGTAAGAAATACCCAATGCCGAGGCAATGCCCCGCAAAATCGCTCGCTCAAAATCCGCGAATGTATTTGCGTTCGAGGTTGGATCGAATGATTTGAAATCAA